TGATTTGAATATTACCTTTGTTGCTCCCGTTGTGACTGCTGAAGTATTTAATGTAGTTGAAACGTAATACTTTGCTTTGACCGTAATGTAAACATTTGCAGTATTCCCACTTAATGCAACAAAACTACTTTGATTAATTTTACTTTTATTAACGTATGATTTAACATAGTCGCTAATATCAATGTGACCATAAGAATTAGTAGAAGCATTGAAATCGTTAAACACTTCTACATTAGCAATACTTATATTGTTTACAAATATCTCGACTAAAAAAGTTAATTTACTTTGATTTAATACGTTATTCCAAACCCACGCATAAAGCACCTGGTTATCGGATGGCGTGTAAGCCTGCGGTGTTTGTGTTATTGTTAAAGCCATTTTAGTTTGGTTTTTTAATAGCTGTTTTTATTGATTTGCCAATGACAAAACTTATTTCTTTACTCATCTGTTTTATTCTTTTATCAGTTACTACATTGTCATAGAAAGGTCTCGGAGCTTGTCCATAGTTTCTAATCTTATTTATTATTAAAAATATATATTGATCTCGTTCTAATTCTTCAGGAACTTCAACTCCCTTTTCAGTAATCCACATATCAATCGCTTGCTTAAAGCTTACACCCGTATCCAATCCTTTACCATGAGTAGGTGCTCCCCTATCGAATAATATACCATTAACACCGTAGTTAATATACTTCCAATAGTGATTGGCTTCGGCTTCAATAGTTAACAAGCCATCTACATTTGTCGGTTCTTTTTTTACTTGCAACGATTGAGCCAATTGGTAACTTGCATTAATTTTTAACCTAGCCATTTCTTTTCTCATGTCAATAATTAGATTATCAACCAAGTCACTAAGCAATAATTCAAGAGCAGAACCATCCTTATTTTTAAGGACATCATCCGCATTCCTGAAGCTATCTAAATCTAAACTACCCACGTTTAATGTTCCGTATTTGTTCTTTGGCTTTAAAGTTAAGAAAATTTACGTAATGATTGAATGTAAAAATATTTAATTTAGTCACATCGTCCCAACTCATTCTATATTCTTTTGAAATCATATCAATCAATTGCTCCCAAAGCCAAATACTTTGATTTTCCTTAGCTCCCTCTTTTGGAATGCCGTATGCCTTTTCATTTGTTTCATTGATTCGAGAAAAAAAAAAGTAAGTACATTTAAGTACGTTGGTAAGTCCATGTGATTATTAAATATTTCAGCACGTTCAAACCTTGGAAACTTAATATTTGAGTACTCATCTGTTTCACCGTAATGTTTACATTGAACTGGCAAATAACATGAAGCGGCTAGCAATGCAGGATTCTTTTCAAAGTCACTTTTACTTATATCAATGTGCCAACCTATACCAACTTTCATTGGATCGACAAGCTTATAATCCAAACCCTCTATTGTTATTATTTTCTTTGGGTCGGTAATCTTGAATCCATCAAATAAATCAATGCAATAATAAAAAACTTTGTAAAGATCCTCTTTGTCTACTTGCTTAATTTTATCTAAGCGTTCACCTGTTATGCCAGCAACAAAATTCACGATAGTATCTAAGTCAATATCTTCACCTCTATACTTCTCATCGTTCAATATATCAATGTGTTTAATCCTTAAATCATTGATGGTCTTAGGTACTTTTATTTTCATATTTTGTCTATGTAATATTTACCACTATATTTATCTTTGCTTGTAAAGTAATATCTGACCCCGTCAATACAATGGTTATAGGCATCAATAGGCTTGTTTAGTTTTGCTCCTGACCTATCAGTATCCCAAGTGTACATTCTAAGCTCTTTTATTAAATTAACACTTTGCGAAGTTACAAAAAATTTGTTTTCTTGCATTCTTTGAATTCCAAACATTATACTATCCCTTCCTTTTTCAGCAGGTCGAATATTTAAACCAAAGTTTTTTAACTCTTGAATGCTTTTTGGTTCGGCACTATCAGCATAAATATAGACATCATTTAAACCCCCTTTAGCTTTAAACAATTTCGCTATTTCGTTATTGGTTAATCCTGTTTGATAAATCAATTCATCGTAATAATATAAATTATTATATTGATAAATAGCAGTGATTGTAGTTGGATCGTTTGAATAACCAAAATCACAACCATAAGCCACTAACTTGGATTCAATAGGTATCATGTCCACTTGTTGCCAATCATTAAACACAACACCTTGCAATGAACCAATTTCACCAAGCCCATAAACATTATACCAATTGCGCCAATACTCTGAAGTTAACGATTTTATTTTAGCTTTCTCAATAAAGCTCTTGGCACTTTCAGGACATGATTCATTATCTAAATAATTTATGGTTAAAAAATCAACGTCACTATCATCTTTTAAATCGGTGTGAAACCAAAACGCATTGGTTGGATTCCAATCCAAATAAATACATTGCTTAGTTCGTGAAGCTAATTCAGTGTATGAGTGAAATGTCATGTTATTACACTCATTCATGTATAGAATATCACGCCTTGCACCTCTTAATTTAGCATCGTTATCCGCTGAAAAAAATTCTATTTGTGATCCATTACCAAAAGTATATTTATAATCGGAAGCGTTCCATCTTTCATCAAACCATCTATTTGTTAATGTCATGATTTTTTTAAAGTCTTTCATAGCTCCCCTCTTAAGATGAGGAATAGATTCAGCGACAACACTAACTTCTAATAAAGCTTGTTGTGTACATTTATTAATAAGAATAGGTAGTATACCAAATGTTTTACCAGCTGAAGTTCCGCCCTGAACACCTCTTACAAACTTTTTTAAAGTAAGTATTTTATTGATCGCGGTCGTTCTCTTGAACATCTGGAAATAATGGCTGTTCGTATTTTATTTCATGCTGTTGCTTGTCAATTAATCCTAGTTTTTTGGCTATTAAGTTAGCATTAAACAATCCAACTGAAGCCCCTCTAAAGTTATGAACAAAACAATTTCTCTTTATACGCGTAATGATAGTCAAATATTCAATATACTTATCGTCTTTGTTTGCAGAATAATTAGATAGATGAGAAATAATACCTCTATCCTCTAAGTAACATTCAAAGCCTTCAAAAGTTATTGGTGTTTCTAATGGCGTTTTTTCTATCCTACCATCTTTTCCAACATATTCCACTTTAAACATTGGATTATCTTTCTCATGAATAACATACTGTTCAAATAAATCCCAAAGTTTTTCAGGTGTTTCTATATATTTATGTTTTGGCATTGTAATTGTTTATTAAACATTGTATCACATCTCTTAAGCATCCTTGACAGCCATCCACTTGAGCTACATAGCCCGTTAGTTCTGCGTAAACTTCTTGTATCTGTAATTTTTCATGCCTTGTATAATCAAGCTCCCCTTTAAGCACTTTTACTTTTATAGCTTGCCAGCTCTCTTTAGCGTTTTTCGATAGTTTCATAAATTTTCCCAAATACAAATACAAACAAAGGTGCAAAACTTATTTCTAAAAAACAAATACTTACTAAAATACTAATCCAAAAAGAAAAGCAAGGAAAACAATCAAGTATCTTTATAGATTTTGAAATACGAATGCCTAGCCACTTTCTTAAGTAGTAGCCTATATTTAAATCATCCCTTAGTAAGAAACTAATGAATAACGATGTTAAAATTATATTTATCATAGTGGAGAATAACGGAGTCGAACCGTTGACCTACTGCGTGCAAGGCAGTCGCTCTAGCCATCTGAGCTAATCCCCCAAAGTACAAATGTACTATAAAAATTAAGACCCACAAGCTTCGCACTCGTCTTGGTCTTGTTGTGGGTTGTTAACTATTTCGGGATTCATTTGTTTTTTGATCTCATAGATTTCGTTGTGAATATCCATGTCATTGTAAAGGTTACCCGTTAATTGTTTCTTTAATTCGTCAATTTTTTCTTGCATGATAAACACTTTTGTAATTTTTAATTTGATTTTTTACATTTTCAATTATTATTATTCTCCATTCTTCTTGAGTATATGGGCAAGTAAATGGAACTCTATCGTAATTAATATTTAATTCGCACATAATTTTTATTTATTTAAATAATCTATGATTAATCCAAAACCATTTGTTAATTGTTTTACCACATGAATAAACACACTCAACAAATACAAACCTATTGCATTCGGAATTAAACAAGGGCGTTCTTTTAGCCCCTGTTTTTGATCTGTATGTTTTATTTAATTCCATGGCTTAATTCGTTTTCTTTTTTACAAAATTCGTTAGCTAACATTAAAAGAATAGCCATTTTATTTTTATTCCATTCCTCAGAAGTAATTCCTAATTTTTTAGCAACTTTTACAGCTTGTTTTCTAAATTGTAAACATTCTACTAAATCACTTCTTCTTTTTAATTCTGTTTGGATCATTTCAGTAGCTTTCATAATTTCTATTTGTTAAAGGTTATATACAAATATATACATTTATAATTAATATACAACTATTTTAATAAAAATAAATTATGCCGTCTATTCCGAGCTGTCAGCGTTCTATTAGAAAATAAGAAGTTAGTGCGCCTATACTTATGATCGAGTGGCGTATATATTCTTGTTAGATGCAATATTACGAACGCACTAGAACGACTTAAAATTTATTAAAAAAAGTATTTAATACTTCTAGATTAATTAAACCTAAATCAATTGCAGATTGATATGTAATCTTAAATCTTTGAACTTTATTTTCTTTTTGCATTGAAATACTTATCTCTTGAAGTTGATTATTAAAAGTTATATCACTAACTAATTTACCCCAAGCATCATAACTTGGTGTATTATTTCCTAAATGTATTTTACCTTTTTTCATAATTATAAATTTACTGTGTTAAAAAATACTGCACCTAACAACGCATAAGCAAGCCGTTTGACACGTACTGTTTCGATAACGGCTCGCCTATCCGCAAAACGTTATAAGCCATTTCCCATAGTGCCAGTAAAGACAATTTTCGGACTAATCTGCTTACCTCTTTGCTCTAACCATTTTGTATATTTAAAGCCGTCATTATATTGTACTATTCTTATTCCTCGCCACCTTACCTTACCTTTTGTAATCTCGCCTTTAATCGGTGGTTCTGCCATTATTCGCAAAGCAGAAGTGAAAATTTCTTCCTCTTTCTTTTGTTGCTCCGAAATAAAACGGCTTATAACATCGGTTATATTCAAGCTGGGCATTTCGGGTAAATCAAAGTTCAGTTTTTCTAATTTCATTTTGTTTTAATTTAAAGTTTCGTTTTCATAATCCCAGCCTAAATATAGCCGAGAACCGTTAGTGGCAAATGCTACGTTACTGCTTCGATTTGACATTTTGCTTTTTTACAGCGTTATTCAAAGCATTTTCCATCCATAAAGTAAGATTACCGCCAGTAGTTAAATTAGCTTGTTCTTGCCACTTCTTTACATCTTCTGAATTAAACCTTTTTGGAAGGCTTACATCTCGTTTTTTCTTTTCCATTATACTAAATTTTCAATTTTAGTTACTTTGTAATTTTTAAAGCAACATCCTAAAATAGTTCTAACTTTATCCCCCCTCATAATCCAAGCACACCCAATTTGTTCAATCAACTCATCGTTGGAATACCATTCGTTAATACCTTTAGTTAGGTTGAAAATTAAAGCAATTTGTTTATCCGCTTTATTTGCAGCATTTACTAATCTTTGAGCATCAATAATGCCCAAGTGCTTAATTTTATTGTCAGCAGTAATTATATGAGCTTCGATTTTTGGTTCTTTTAAAGTTCCAATATTGGTAGATGTTACTGCTAAAATTTCATTTTCATTAGAAAAGAATTTGCTTCTCATTTCATCTACTTTTGTCCAGTTTATTTTGTCTATGTATTTCATCTTTTACTTAATTATTGTAATGCAAATGTATATACAAAAACAATACAAACCAAATTTATTTACAACTATTTTTAAAATATTTTCTAACTGACTGAAAATGTGTGCTAAAAATCCGCATCAGCCACTAACAAAGTATTAGCAAAAAAGCGGTTTTAGTGCTTCGTATGAACATTTGTAGTAGCATTAACATTGGTGATTCGTATAAACTTTAGTTGTAAAAGTCCGCTTCTTCGCCAATACAAAACGTTATATACAAGTGGTGGCTCGTTGGTTAGCTCATTTCCAACCTCTGAGTTTATTCGGGAGTTCTCTCTCCTTGATAGGCATTGTAGAGTGCCACCACCTGACATATTAAAACGGTTCTGCGCTTACTGATTCCGCTTTAAAAACTTTCCAAGCTTCAATGCTTGTAAAATGCTTTTCGTTCCATTCAGTAGTGCGAAAATTAAATGATACATCTACTTTTGCATTTACTTTGTTGTACTTTTCAAACTTATCTACTTTCTCATCTCCGTAGATTGAAAACTTAACACTTTGAGGATATTGGTCTACTTCTTCAGTTACAATAAATTCAATTTTTTTTGCTTTTCCAACTTGGATAACATCAAGGATATTTGTAATAATCCCCGTAAATTTCATTTCATTTTTCATTGTTCTTTTTGTTTTAAAATTAATACTTCATTTGCAATTTCAAACGCTTTTTCAACTAGCTTTTGTTTTTTATAACTCTTCCTGTTGTACTTCAAATGTGAAGCAATAACCGAGAAGTTAATGTCTTTAAAATCAATTATATTTTTCATGTTGTTCAATGTATTTGCGGACATTTGTCCAAATTGTTAGGTACTTTCTGAAGCCTTTCTCCATGACTTTGGCTGTCTCAATAGCCGCCTCTTTGGTCGGGAATTGACTTAGCAAAGTTTCAGCTTTTTCTTTTGTTTCTTTGTTCATTTGTTTTTTAAATTTAACTTGTTAATATACTCGTTATAGTATTCATGTGCCATGTGAACTTTCTCAATCATTTCAGCTTCTAACTTTTCATCCCTTTCGATTCTTAAAGTAGTTACTAAGCTTTCAATCGGTGCGTTTATTGTTTTGTGAATTTGCACGTTGTCATAGCCAATCAAATGGTCTGGAGTGTCTATCATGCAATAAGCAAGCTCCGCACTATTCACTTCATAAAGGTACATATAACCCCTTAGTTGATATTCGTAATCTTTCAACGTTATATCCTCGCTTGTAGCAGGGAACGTTTCAAATGACCATGAACACTTAATGTCAATAATTAACCCAGGAGTTATGATGTCGCATTCGCCTGTAATTATTTCAGTAGACTTTCTCTCTTTATTCTTTTCGTGTGACGTAAAAAACACGTTGTTATAAAGCAATATAGCCGCTCCTTCACACTCGATACCTTTCTTAACGTACTTATTGTTTAGCTCGGTTTCATAGCCATAGAAGTCTTGTTTAGCTATTGTTTTAATGTAACTCTTTGCAGTCTCACTTAAAGCTCCTTTGACTTTCGAAGCGGTGCAAATTTTCGGTAATGATGAACATCTGATTTTCATTTTCTTTTGTATTTTATTTTATTATACTTTATTAATTGTGATTCATCGTATTTTGATAAATCTTCTATTATCTCACAATTAACATGAAGTGTATCTTCATGTATAAAATAACTGTGAGACGTTACTATACTCGTAAATTCAACACATATATAAACTTGTTTTTTTGTATCTTCCTGCTCATCAATAAAATAAACGTCAGAACCAATAGGGGCAATATATTCTTTTCCTTCTAAAGTCATTAATGACTCACAATCTTTATCGTATAATTCATAAGTTACTTTCATAATGATTGAATTAAAAATGTTAATACTGCGGAAAAAAGAAAGCTTAACCATCCGAAAATAAATAAGCCTTGATTCCAATTTCTGATAATTCGTGTTGAGCCTGTTGGTAATTTTGGATTAATTGATATTAAAAATATTAATAAGATTATCCAGTAAGCTGTTAAGATAGTTAAGTAAAGGCTCATAAGTTAATCAATAATAAAGCCCCTTCTTGAGCTGTGTTTAGTTTAAATTTAGCTTTAAGCTCGTCAATCGTGTATTCTTTTTTACGGATTTTTTCAACTGCTTTGTCAAAACGATCATTGCTTAATACTTCTTTCTCGGTAATAATTGGCTTGCTTACTTGCTCCCCACCTGCATCTGTATCTTTGTCGGTAACTAGCCCCAAAATTGAACTGATGCAGTACCTCCGCAAGTAAGAAATTGCTGACCCCATTACCTGGAAATCATTCATTCCTTTAAGTTGTACATTCATTGGTATATCTGTTCTGCTTTCGATTGTTTCTCCGCTTTCGATGTGAAATACGATAGTTACCATTTGATTGTTTTGAAGCAATTGCGTAAAGCCTAAGCCATTTTTTTTCATCAAAGGGTTAATTACTTTGTAGATTGCCGTAAGGTCTGCATACGTGTAGCCAAAACCTTGTGTTGCTTTGTGAATTGTTGGAACTTCCTGTTGAAAGTTAGCCAATGATTTGTAAAGATTTTTCATAATATGTTTAGGTTTATTTGATAAATTGTTAAATCGTAAAGTTGTATTGAATATTTAAAATAATATATTCCTTCTGTTGAAGGTAGCAAGTTATACTTTTTGTTTTTTTCATTTTCTAGCCTTAAAGCGTGTGTGTGTACAAGTGCTTTTAACTCATCATGATGAAATGGTTTTTTAATGACCTCTTTCATTTCTTTTGTAAAATCTTTCATGGTTTTTAGGTTTTTATTTTATTGATACTAAATTATCATTGATATAGCTTAAAGGCGCATACCAACTTGTTCTAAACTTATTGAATATTTTAAAAGTTTCATTTTCAATATCTTTTATTTCAAAAACTAATACTCTTCCATCACTTATTAACTCTAATTTCATTCCTACTTTAATCTCTTCAGCTTTCATGGTTTCTAGGTTTTAATGTTTAATTATATACAAATATAACTATTTATTATTAATAAACTACTATTTCTTTAAAATAATTTAAATTATTCACTAAAAAATATTTAAAGCCTTGGTTCTCTAATAGCTTTTGTTGGTATTTCTGAAGCTCCGACTGTATGCCATTTGCACTTTTGAACTCAACAAAGACACAAACACCATTTTTCAGCATAATAAGATCGGGAAATCCTGATACAGATACTTTAATAGTTTTACAACAATACCAACCATTCTTTTTTGCGTAATTGATACATGAAGTTTGAATTTTACTTTCTAACATTTCTCAAATTGTTTTAGTGTGAATGTCTTTTTTTGCTTTACTACCTGGTGGATTTTCTCAGTTAGTGAACCTTTGCCATAAATAAAATACACATAGTTTTCTTTACGGTCTTTTGTTGTTAAGCGATCAATTGATTGTATATAATTTGTGCCACTAAATCCAAAGTTAAAGAACACCAGGCAATCCGCTGAACTTAAATTAATACCCATTGCAGAACTATATTGCTGACCTATGTAATGCTTATCAGTAGTATTAAACTCTTCTATGTCTGTTGTATGATTAGGGAAAGCAAATTGTAATAAATGAAGCTCTTCGATATAATAATAAAATATAGCTAGTTTTTTACCTTTAAAATGTTCCGCAATAAATAAGGCTTTCGAATCATCTAATATCATTGATTTTCCACTCTCGAATTTACAAGTACCGCTTTCTAGTTGGTGCAATTTACTCATCATTTTCACACCTGAATCAGCTAGTATTACCTCTTCTTTTCCCTCAACTATGTTATCTTTTTTTAGCTTGTCAATTATCTTTTTGTTACAGGAATCAAAATATATTACTTTCTCGTTTACTTTACTTTCAAATCCAGCATTTTCTTGGGTAAACTTTAAAATATATGGTTGTATAACTAAATCAATTAAATCAATTTTAGCTGCTGAATAATCATTTATAGTTCCGTAGCTAACATATTTAAGCGTAGGTTGTGTAAACACCTTACTCCAGGCGTAGAAGTTCTTATATTGACTAAATGGACTATAAGCGCTTAAATAAAATTGATGGTACACTTGCGAATAAGATTCACTCGCCATTGTTCCTGATAATAATATCAATGGAATTCTTGAAAAACGTGCTTTAAATTCCTTAGCTTTATTGCTTGGCTTAGGAAAAGAAGCCATTCCATGTGCTTCATCTTGCACAACTACATCAAAATTATTGTCTGTTATCTTTTGTAATGATTCATTATTTATTACCGTTAAATCAAATGTAAATCCAAAATCTTTGTAATCATTTTCAATTGAACTAATTGCTTTTTTCTTTGTGAGAAACAAAACGTTTTTAGCTCCAAACAATTCAGCAATTTTCAAAGCTGTTAAAGTTTTGCCTGTCCTAACTTGCATTGCTAAATAAACAAGTCGCTTTTCTTTAAGGATCTTTAATCCTTGGTTAGCTATGTCGATTTGATAATCTCTAAGCTCCATGTTATTTATTTATAAATTTAAATATGTGTTCAATTATTGGAAGCGTCCAACCATCACCAAGTAAACTGCCAGCTTTTGCCTTAGATAAAATACTTGTATATCCATCAGGGAAACCTTGCAATCGTTCCATCTCAATTTGGTTTACCGTTCTAACAATTCCATCTTTATAAGAATATAGGTTATTATTAGATTCCATTAAGCAAGGGCTTTTACCTTTTGTAACTCGTCCTCTTCTTGTTTTTGAAGTTGGAAAAGATAGATCTAAACAATCATTTTCGCTTACTATATCATAACCCTTTAAAGTATTTGTTTTACATCTTAATTCGTTGTTTACTTCATAGATTAAAGTTAACATTCTAGTAGTTTCGTTTCGGTGTTTTAGTGATTCTTGACTACCTTGATTATTTCTATTGTTTTGCATTTTTAAAGCAACGTGTTTATCTGTATCAACATAAATCATATTTATAAATTCTCTTTCTGCTCGTTTTTTAATACTTTCTTGACTTGTACAAACTCGGCTTTCACTTTCTAATAATGCTAATGCTTTTACTCTTTCAACGTGTCCACCTGTTATAATATCCTTAAACATTATATATCTATCTTTTGGCTGAGGAATATCTGTAACAATATCAAACATCGTTTCTTTAGTTCTTATATTGGACCAGTAATAACGATCACGTAATTGTGCGGTTACTAAACTACTATTTATTCTAACTGGATAAACCCCCAAAGCTCTTGACATAATTCCAACGTCTAACTTTGAAGCACTACCAACATTTTCTTGTAAGAATAAAACCTTTGGATTAAGTTTTTTTATATGTTCTAAAATCTCTACAAACACAAAGAATAAAGAAGATTTACTTCCGTTTATTCCTGCACGTTTTCCTGCTGCTGAAAGGTCTTGACAAGGTGATCCGCTTAAAATTAAATCAATGCTTTGCCAATCAATATCCCATTCTTTCCACTTAGTAACATCCCCTACTTGAATAGTATCTGGAAAATGGTGTTGTGTTAATTGAATTGCATAAGGCTTAATCTCACTTGAATAGTATTTATTAACTTTAATACCTACGTTCTCAAGTGCTTGTCTACCTGTATTCATTCCGTTGAATAAGCTAACTACGTTCATAATACTTTTTTATCAAGTGAATCCCACTCATTTGCTTCCTCTACTTCATTTTTAACGAGTCTGTTGCCAATGACTTGCGGTGTTTCTTCAGCTTGTGGTTCTTCAGTTTGTATTTCTTCAGTTATGGCGGTTGTAATTTGAAACCATCTTTGACCATTTGAATTACCCTCGGTATAAACCTTTTTGTAATACGTGCAGTATTTTTGCAACCATAAAGTAAACCTCTTTGATTTTAACCAACTTCTAAAATCTTTGTTTTCCTCTAAAAAATTATCAAAACACACACTTTTAATGTGGCGGTGGTCTTCTTGAATATTACCATCTTGCATCCATTCAAGAAATTCAGTAGCTGTTTCGTTAATTAATTTTCTGTGTTCTAAATTTGTGAAGT